ATTCTGTATCTCCTGGCGCTCACATGAAAAACCGACGCCGGTGCCACAATTATGCACGACAGTACCATCGGTAAGCAGGAAATTATGGCTACTCTCTACAGTAATGTCGTAGTAGTCCTGCGTGTCGACTATGGGGGTGACTGATCTAATTTTCATGCGGCCTCCGAACCAGCTCGTTTTTGCTCACGTTTTGCAGCCCACGCTGCGCTCATTTTTGCTCGGGTTTCAGGGGAGTGTTTTCGCCCGAAGAAGGGATTTTCCTCCCCAACCCCCGTACCTTTCTTGGCATCACTTATCTTCTGTTTCGATTCACCCGAGTGTGTCCTGCCAAAAAACGCATTCCCCTCCCCCATTTGCGAGACAGAGATAACCGTCTTGCGTTTATCGGGTAGCTTCTGACCAAACATCGGATTCCTGTCACCCAGATTCCGCAACCTCTGGGCGTTCCGATACTCAGGGGTTTTCCTCGTAGCAATGATCTTCTCCTGACTAAGAAGCAAGGTAGCGCGCAGGGCTTCACGATGCTCTGGGGTACGCTCGTAGGCAGTCTCCGAGGCTTGCTGCCGCTGTTCCTCTGTCCACTGATATCCGGCCACCCCCTCGCCGCCTAAAGTAACGTTATACCCCCCTTCCCCGAAGGTGTCTGCTGCCTTGATCCAGTACCTCTCTTTTGCCGCAGCCTCCTTACGGGTGTACGCCACGTCCACCAGTTCAATAGTGAATGACTCGATTCCATGCGCACGAATAGCTCTGTGCAGATGGCTGTCTGCGCCTCGTAAGGCATGACTAGCGTGCTGCGAGAACCGATCTTCGAGAGAGGCACAAGTCATACCGATATACGCCTCCCCGGTCTGTGTGCGCGCAATCTTATAGATAGAGTGGGTTGGCGCTACTAGGTCATCATCCGGTGTCAGGTCTTGGGCCTCCACCCATGAGCGATTTGAAGTCAACCACGGATGGTCAGCGGTGCACCGTACCGTCTTGCCGTTCTCCAGCAGTATTTCCACCTTTGGGCGTTTAGCTGACGGGGTACGAACCTGTGACGTAACGCGGCACCAATTAAAACATTGGGTACTCTCGTCAAAAGAACGAACATAGTCACCGGCCAGTACATCCTTGATGGCTACGTCCCCCCGAAGCGTGACAACTTTGGTATCCGGGTGGAAGCACATCAAAATGTACAAGGCTTCCGCAAACTTGCGTTTGCTATTGATCGCCATGAACGCACAATTGAACGAAGCTATATTTTCCCGCAGCAGTGCGGGACCCGCGGTCATCAATGCACGCATAGACGGCATGACCTTGTGAGTCAGTATGGCCGGGAATACGGTACCGCGCAGAACTTGATCGTACTTGCCTTCGGTGTGTGCATTCATAAAGTTCACGTATCGAGTCACTGTGTCCTCCCAGGATTCTCGCCTTCCCTCCTCCTCAAGCCAGCGAGCGTACCGGGATACAGCGACAAACTCCTGTAGCAAGTTCAAACTATTCACTCTGGTTCCTTTGATTTATGTAAACAAAAACGCCCGAGTTACCGGGCGAATTTTATAGCCAGCCAAAACAGTTGACCGACCAAGCCAGCTACAACTTTCCGGTGCTGCCGAAACCTCCAGTGCCTCGGGCAGTCTCCTCTTTGAACTCGCTGACCACCCCGAAGATCGCACGCACTACCGGGACAAGCAAAAGCTGTGCAATGCGCTGGTGCGGTTCAATACGCACAGGGAGAGGACCGCGAGCAATACAGCTAACCATGATTTCGCCATGGTAGTCCGAATCAATCACCCCGACGGTGTTCCCCAGCTCGAACCCCTCTTTGTGGCCCATGCCGGAACGCGGGACGAGAAGGCCAACCAGATCAGGATGCGATGAGAAATCCAGAGCAAAACCTGTAGGGATGAGGATTGCTGGCGCACCCGGCTGCAGCGTTATGGGTGCCTCGATAGCTGCTTTCACATCGATGGCTGCCGAGCCGCCAGTTGCAAACTGCGGCGCAAAACCAGGACCACGAAGGTACTTCATGGATACCACAGGACGAGTAGTGTTTGTCATTAACGTTTCTCCTTTTTGAAATCAAGTGCAAATAGTACAGCTAGGGCAACAACCGGAAACACCCAAACTGCAACTGCTCTACCAACCAGCAAACCAACACGCCTATACGTCGGCGCCGTCTGTATCAGATACGGGTAGTTCATCATTAGACACCTCTGCCGGCGCGCTTGCGGTAGTCGGGGAGCGCACCTTTATTAAGTACTTCAACAACACCCTGTCCCCGAAAGCAGTCCTGAATAAACGAAGCTCCCGACAAGGTGAGGTCTTACAACGGGCAAACACATCAGCCGCTTTGTCATAGTCCTCAGTGCGGATTTTGCATTTAACTATTTTGTTTGTCTGTACCACCTCAACTACGTACATTGACGTGCCCCCAAGTCATGCACTACGCCGTGCGAGTCATAAGGACTCGCGATCCTACCCACTGCCGTTCAAGCCTTCGCAGTGGGTTCTCTCTCTCCTTCCGTTTCCGCTCCATGGGGGTAAGCCCAACTGGTTTGGGTGCGTCAGGCCCACGGCCGTAGGTGTAGACAGGGAACGCTCGACCACACTCAAGAGCAGAGCGTCTGGTCCACCCCACAATTCTGACAAGCCCTTTCTCGTGCGCCTCCCTGAGATAGGGCCTCACATTGTGTGGCGTAACGTTGACTCTCTCCGCAAGCTCAAACACCGTAAGCCGCTCGCTTTGCAGCTCGCGCATCATCAATATCCAGGTGGGGGACTCAAGCCTTTTCAACACGTCTACTCCTACCCAAGACGAGCGATGCCCCAAGCTCGCGCCATCCTTCCGGTAGCGTGCAGTTTGCCGGGGCTCTATGGAACAGCGGAGCTATATGCACATCATCGTACCCCGCGTGTCCACAGCCGACGCGGGTCACGTTGAATCGAACAAACGGGTTAGCTCGGGCATACTCGATAAACCCATCCACGTACTCTTCGATCCTCTGAAGAGACAGTACTACCAGATTTGGGTCTTTGGTAGGGATGGCATACGCGTTGCCGGTACGGCCCGCCCCAACCCCCACCTTGGCACCGTAATGCTCTCGGGCATGCAGGGCGGCGCCGCGCCCATGACGGCCCGCCTCGTTAGAACCGAACACGAATACCGGGCGCATTGGTCAGTTCCCTGCAGAGACGGTGATACCCCCGTACATTGGCGTAGCGAACGCCGCCGCCCACTCAAAGGAGTAGGTGTAGCTGTCGCCGGTCTTGGACATGATGCCATCCGGGAAGACTACCGGCACAAGACAACCCTCCTCCGCTTTCGGCACGCCGATGCCACGGATGTAGACGCGAAGGCAGTTTTCTGGAAAATCCCACTCAGCGCCGATGACATTGACACCGGGCGGTAAAGTGAGTAGGCGAGCCAGTAGCTCTGTTGACACGGTAGTGAGGGCGGTTCCGACTTGCGGCGCCTCGACCACTGGTTCAGGCTCAGGTGCAATTACTTTCGATTTTCTCCTCATGTGTTTCTCCTCAGTTTGCAATTGATTTCAATTAATGAACGCACTGCCTATGTCGCGGAGGACAGTATCCTTGGTCGCCGGTACAAAAAACCTGAAACCCTCCCGAAGTATAAGAGGGATAGCGCCGAACAGGACTACCAACCAGACAGAGACCGTGATCAGTACCACGCAGAACGGCAGGCTGTGCGCGTGCCGGGTTTTGATCTGAAACGCCCGCGAGGCCACCATAGTAAATCGACTCAGATCGATGATCTTCCATGCGCAGATGGCCAAATACCACGGTGCAAAAGCCACAAACATTTCGTAAATCAAAGTAGTCCAATTATCATCCATACGCATTCCCCTATCGACCGTTAAAAACCATATTATGCTATACCAGACTCATAGTCGCAATCTACAGTCTGCCCCCGTACTCCGACCTCTCCTCATAGTTAGCCCTGCCGTCTGAAAGCTCCCCTTCAGCTATTTGCTCAGTTCTCCAAGAGGACCTGCGAAGCAATAGAGTTGAGTACGCCCCACATACTGCATCAGCTACGTCCTTACTGCACCCGACTGGATGGTCCACCTTGTCCTTGTTTTCGTCGTACTCAAGATCAAACAACTCTTGAACCAGTATAGGCTGGTCGAACAACCTGATGCGTCCGTCGTACAACCCGTCACGGAATTGCTTGTACGGGGTAGAGGTGCGGTCCACGGACATGTGCCCGGTCTTCATTCCCTGCTTCTTCCACTGCTGTATTGACTCGATACTGAACACACCGTCGTAGGTTACCGCCTTGATAGGGTAACCATAGATGTCCCTAAGCTGCTTAACCCACGTACGGACCTCCGCAAACTGAATCTCGTTGTTGGCGTCAGGCTCAATGGAGCATGCCAATTCGACAGATACTACCGGCAGCCTTTCGATTACGTTGTTCGACCGTGTTACCTCGGTCATCCCATCATACCGTACCATGGCAATACCGCAACGGTCACCTGTAGTCGACAAGTCGATATGCACGTACCGCGGACGGGAGGGATTGGTGCAGTAATGACCGGCCTGAACCATGGGCATATCGTCCACGCCCAGGATAACGTTATCTTTCTCAAGAAAGGAAGCCAGCCCCTCTTCGTTACCAGCGTCGATCCCCTCGTATATCTTGAAGCGCCTGCGAAAGAACGGATTGATAGAGCTTGTCGAGATACCACAGATGTCCCTCAGCGCGGAGTACGGGTCAGACTGAAAATCAGCAAGATACTCGATAGGTATGTTCAGTACTCGGGTGCCTTCCTTGGCCACCTCGCTAGGCAGAAGTATGCGGGTGTCCCCCATAACGTCGTTACCGACCATCATGCGAAACTTCTCGCCGCAGTAACGCTCTTGAGGCCACACCTCGTACTGCGGCTTATCGTAGATGTAGACGCCCTTCTCGTTGTTCTTCTCAACAAGGGCTTTACGCTTGTCAGTGAAGTCGCCGTTATATCGGGTAGAGGATGAGGTGCATACGACCCCTAGCAGCGGCCCTTGGCTGATAAACCGCCCTTTCTTACGCCTTGTGACGGTGTTGTGAATGGTCTGTGCCTGATCATATACCCCGGCGCGGCCGGTAGACACCTCGGCGCGTTTGGACTTGAGCACTATGTGCATGAAGTTTATCTCATCGATGATGCCACCGATGATGGCCTCACCAAGAACCGTTTCTGCATCGGCACCCCCAGGCACGATACGGATGTTCTTCTCCTCAAAGATCATTTCCGACTCGACCATTTTATTCGGCCGCAGATGTTTCTGAAAGTAAGGGATGGTCTCGACTAGCTGCCGCATAGGCGCGTACAGCACTTTCTTAGTTACGTGAGGCTTAGCAGCCAAGATCACAAAAACTATGGATGTCGTCTTCGGCAAGCCGTAGAGGGCCTGCGGTACATCAAGACAGGATAGAAGGTACAGATGGTAGAGAGTGGTGATCTTGGCTATCTCGCTCTTGCCAGACGAGGTATTTCCAGTAACAAAAACCCTGCCATTTCTGCGAGCTACCCACATCTTAGTAGGGCAGGAAAAACAGTAGGCAAACCCGTCACTTGCTCGCACCATACGAACCCGACGGTGGGGCGAAGCCTGCATACTAAACTCAGCGGTCTTGCAACGAACCACTACATACTCTGGAGCGTGTGCTGGATTGCGCACAGACTTACTACAAATTGTGGACCTAACACCGGTGGCCGCATAAGCATACTGTATAAAATCCGCATCGCCTCGTACAGATGTGTAGTAGTGTCCTAACGACTCTGTACCGTCCCAGTGTAGTACCTCATCCAGCACTACTCGTAGCTGCTGTGTCGTTGCCCCCCACCAAGAGCTATACGTTTTACTACGCGCAGGGGCGTAGAAACAGAACCGAGAAAACTCACCGTCTCCGTGAGGTTTTTCCGTGTATTCTATCCCTGCCTCAGCAAGCAGCTTGTGTACCCTCTGTATTTTTCTCCACTTAGAAACAATAACACTACACCTGCGATTATCTCCGTAGAAAGAGCCGTCAGCGTGAACCATAACCATCACTCGAATCTCCGCGTCAGATAGCGGCAAGCCCTCCTGGCCTTCAATGTTAAAAGTAGACAGGAAACGTCCGGTGAACCCGCACACATTTTTGTTATGTATGCGAGCTACCTCCTCCGCGGGCCACTCCTGTAATTCACGCGTGTTTTTGTTCCTGGCGATAACCCTGTGTCCTGGGGTAAGCATCATATCGAGGCCACCTCTAGGAGCAAAATGGTAGAACGTAGACCCTGGGTTCTTGATGTACTCCAAAGGATGCACAAACTCCGCCCGTCCGTCCGCGTGGTACTGAGCGACCAGATCACCGTCAGCATACTCAGAAATATATTTCCAGCCGGCAGGTGTTAGGAATTCCGTTTCTGAGTCCACACAAGAACCACATAGGAGGGCTTCGTGGTTCGCCTGCTTCGGCCCCTTCCACCAATTGCGATTGATTTCAATAATCGCCTTCCGTACTTCCGGCCAGAGAGTAATATCAGAGGACCCCAGATACTCCGGCCCGTCTATGAACTCTTCTATACTTACAGGCGGGTGCACCAGATGCTTCATAAAATCGAACAGGAACGGCTCGCTGTAATACACCTTGCGCTCAAGCGCAGTTGCGTACATTTCTCCGAACAGCTTATTCTCGCAAGAGTCAAGTGACTCCCACGCCTGTTTCACCATCAGGGCAGCTTGTGCGCTTACTCCTTTGGCAGCACCTGGGGTGGCCCTGCGGCCACTGCGACGAATATGCCTTGCGGAAATCACAGGCTCACCGTTTCTTGGTCGCCTGAGTCAGCGGAGTTGCTGAAAGTCGGCGCCTCACCTGCCAAAATACGCTCGGTGTTGAGCATCAACTGACGAACATCGCTAACGCCAGTACCGTCGGCGGCAAGCCGGAAACGAAGAACATCGTAGACGCCGGCTGTGTGCATGAATCGGTGCATGTCGTTCTTGGAAGCCAACGCAGTACGCACAGCGGCAAGTCGTATCGGCATCGGTAGATTGGACGCTGAAGCCGCCCTCATCGACATAGCCGCAGCTTCTTCGTAGAACGCTTTGCTGTCGCCGATCAGTTCGTCTATGTTGAGACCACGAGCCTCCTGCCTCAGCCGCTCGGTCAGCTCCTGTCTATCCCTGAACACCTGGGAGATAGATAAGCCTAACTGATCAGCAATCTCGTCCACAGGGACATTGCGCATAAGCAAGCGGTGCAACAGCTTCAGCCGGTATTCGCGCTCGTAGACCGAGGCACGGGTCCTGACCTGTGCCATACGGTCACGGGGGTTAAAGTCTTCCTGTGTGCCAGGGTTTTGCGCCGCAGCAGGCACCACATTGCGTGGCTGTATCGTAGCGACTGGCGTTACTGCACGAGCCTCTACGTGTGAGTTGATGTCTCCGGACACACCCCCGCCAACGGAAGAATCGGCGAGACCGCCGTCACTAAAAGCAAAACCTTTACGGCTTCTGCGGGAAATACGTCGGCCGATAGGCGCATCAGTAGCTTCCATAATCACTCACCTCTTGTGCAAATACTCGTGTAGAACTGCAACCAGCGGCTTGTCTCGGTGTAGTCGGTGAAGCCCGCCCTGTAGCACTGATCCTCCATCCACTCGGGACGGCACGGCCACATGGAGTTCCGCAGTGCGGCGGTCTTTGCCAATATCTCCTCATTCGTGTATCCGTTTCTCCGGCGAAACGAGTAGTAGAGTGCGTCGAACTTCTGCAGAAAACTGGAAGACGGCTCACCCTTGTGCCCGGAGATAAACAGACCACCCGGCTTTAGATTCCGGTATACCCACTTGAGTACTGCTAGTTGCTCCTGCGCCCCATGGATAAACTGAAGCAGGTAGAACATGCTGATAACGTCAGCTTTTTCGGTGAAGTCCGGTAGTTCGAGTACATCTGAGCATACTGTCTGAACCCAGGGAAGCTCAGCAGACAACGCGTCGAGCATGGTCGAAGATGAGTCGATGGCCACAAAGCGTAGATAGGGAGCCCCGGACACCATCGGTACTAGGCACTGCCGGCATATCGCCTGCAAGAACCCGCCGCGGGAGGCCCCAATGTCGTACACAACCAGCGGCTTGTCCATCGAATACTCGTTGGCGCAAAACAACATTTCCGCGTGCATCCTGTGCGCCTCGGCGTACATGGGAATGCTGCGCAGCGCCATGTCGGGGAATACCTGAGTTACCTCTTCATCAAACACGAACTTCTGCGGGTCTGAAGGAAAATGCTTACCGTCCTTAAACATTCTTGCACCTATGCTGATATGGGATCACAGTACTATTATGCCACTATTTAACGACGGCGCATAGACCTACGGAATTTTGACGCCAAGCCGCTTACCGAATGCCTTTTTTGCGTAGCTGGAAAGCCCCATAGCAGTGCCTGTAGGGAATTCAGCGGAGGGGCCGTACGGTAGATTGAACTCGATTTCAATTGCGGCTGCCAAGACCTTCGGATTGATGCCCTTCGGGTTACTCAGCTTGAAGTAGAAAACGTTCCCGCCCGGCCAGTATTCGGTCTTCCCCCACAGCCGAACGAACATGGCCTCAGCCTCTTCCTGCGTGTGAAACTTCTGGACTTTAGGATTGCGCATCACATCGCCAAGTCGCACCCCAGGCTCGCTGTCAAAGACGAAGAAGTTAGCGTTACGCACCCCGCCATACTCGTAGTTGAAATCCGAAATGTCACGACAGGTACCGTAGACGCATGTGTCTTTGCTGGACAGGGCATGAACTATCGTGAGTACCACCATCCGATCCTTCGGGAACGGTACGCTGTTCAACACCGACGCAAGGAAGATCGAAGTGAACACCCGACCATCGGCAATCTCGTCCAGAAACTCTTTCGCTTTCGCTATGGAGTACGAAGCACTAGGGACCGACACGCCCGAGTCTGGATCAATACGGTACGGCTCGAAATCTGAGCACACCATACCGCGAGCCTCAACAAATGGACGCACCTTGCAGAGCCCCGCCCCGAAATCAAGAATGGTGGTGCCGTGCAACTCACGGAAGTGTTGCCAATAGGCAGTACTGTAGGAGTCGCGATCCATCAAGGTGCGATTACCGTTCGCCCAGAACCGCATAGCCTTCGGCACGTTGCCTCGGTTATTCTGCGGCCGGCGGTAGGCAGAGTACCGCATCATCTTTGCGAAGTCCTCGTCCACATGGAAGTCCATGCTCAGGTAGTTGAGGAAGTTCAAAGCGACTGCGGCCATTACGTCAGGGACAACGATAGTCGGCCATGTTTTTTCGCCCGCTTCCTTAGCGGCAAACAATCGATGCACACCGTTGATGATGGTTCCGCTATCTGACACAACGATGGGTATGCGTATCTTCATAGCCCGCACCGACTCGGCTAGGCAGGTCGCTTTCTTGTCGTACCTGTCGGATAGATTCGCCCCCAAATCAGCGATGCTACGCTCTTTGCAATCGAGTGCAATCCAGCTTTCGCCATCGAAATCCGGCAATGCCTCCGCGGCGGCAATCACTTCGTCTAGGCTGAGCTTGCCCTGTACGTTGCTTCCAGTGTCGAACGCGTTGAAGTCATTGGTGGCCCGGTTAAACAGGATGTTGATACCTTGTATGTCTTTCTTCTGAAGATCGACCACAATAACCGGAACCTTCTTCAGCCCTAGACTCTTGGCTACCGTAAGCCGTTGGTGCCCAGAGAGCAGCATACCATCGCTGGTTGTGTACATCGGCATGCAGAATCCGAGCTTGGCAACCGACAATCTCAAAAGACCCAGGCGTGCCTGATCTGGCTTACGTGGGTTGGTAGGGTCGTCATGCAGTTTGCTGACGGGTGTATTCTTCACCATGCTATAGCCCCCCGAATTCGTCAGGGCGCTTAACCATGGCCTGACAGTAGATAAAGTCGCACATGCGTTCTCTGAATAGAACGCTGACGCCGCCCTGCGGTTCCCAGCCTTCGGCAGCCGCCTCCATAACAGCCTTCTCGAAAGCTATGCTGTCTACCGTTTTGATTACCCTGTACTGTAGCACTAGGTCTCTCCAAAATGTGAACTTCTGTAGTGTCGCAACCTGCGGCCGTACGGATCATCGAGTAGCTCGGTCACGGACCTAGCGAGGCCGGTCCACGGGTTGTACAGCCATACCACCCTGGGGTTTTTCCCGCGATACTGTTCCGGCGTTGTGGTTTCGGTTACCCTCCCAGTAGCCGGGTCACGTACCATGTTCGCGTTATACGGGTCATAATCGTCAACAGCTATGTCGCCCTTCGACATTGCGAGCCTCCCGTTCTGCAGTACGTCGATGCAAGGCGTCGAGCGCGGCCTGTACATAGTCGAGTGCCACCGCGTTCTCATCGCACTTGAACGGCCCTTCCTGGAAGCTTTCAAGCCTGTCGATGACGATGGCCAGTAGTGCCTCGTGGGTTATACCGTTGAATGAGGAGGACTCACCCTCCCTGAGTGCACCATTCTGGAACAGGATGACGGTACGGCTGTATTCAGAGGCGTACCCCATACCGTTAGTAGCACTGGGGTTGGTGGTCGTATCAAATCCTGTTATCTCGTACCGATGGTTTGCCCCGCCGACGCCTGGGCTATCAGTGACCTCAATCACCAACGGCTGTGGGGCACTGGCGCTAAATGCTGAGTCTGGCAGATGCGAAAATATTTGCCTGTTCATGGTCGTTCCCTAAATGAAATTGATTTCAAACGGCGGTGCGAGGGGTGCGCTGGACGCGTATAGCGGCCTGCACTTGAGCCTCGACAATACCTAGCCGCTGCTTGAGTGCCGCAATGATTTCTGTCTCGTTGTAGTCGTACTGCACACGGATGCCGTCGACCCAAGTGCGGTAGTCGGTGGCGCTTATGAAAAACACCAACTCTCCGCAGACAAATCTCGCAGTAAGGGGAGCCCGGCGCTCCAGTTGTGCCATGCGCGCCCGAGTCTGGTCGTCAACCAAGCCTTCGGTATTCAAGCAGTCATCGGCCACGACGGAAGACAAGCAATCAATCTCTTCCCTCGTCCAGCCGAAATCCGTAAGCATGAGCCCCGAGCCCTGAATCTTTTCAATCTCCCCGGCGAGTAGATCGAAGTCCCAGCGTGCAAGCTCTGCCACCTTGTTGTCGATTACTCGGAAAGCTGCGAGTTCTTCGACAGTTAGGTGCTCTGCCTTGATCGTCGGTACTTCCGCCATACCCAGCGTTTTGGCCGCAGCAACCCTAGTATGGCCCGCCGCGATTACGTCATCCGCGCCAAGAACCACCGGGATGAGGAACCCGAAAGTCTTAATCGAGTTGGCCACAGACTCGATAGCCGGGGCATTGTCTCTTGGGTTTGTTTCGTAGTCATGCAGCTCGGTGATGTCCCGATACTCAAGGACAAGACGTGCTCGCAGTTTATTCGGTGTAGGCGTGGGCCTAGCTGTTCTGGCGGACCTCCCACGAGATACTTTCTTCGTTACCATCAGCGCGCTCCTAAAACAAAAATGGCGGAAACCCAGCTACGGGCTCCGCCATTAGTACTACTGAGAGGTGGGGGGTTAGCCCTTCGCGGTTGTCGTCGCCGCGGCCTTGGCACGGGTCGCGTTGCCGGCCTTGCGCGTTGCCTTCTGCTGCACCATCGAGTGCTCGGCCGCCCATTCCATCACGATATGCTCGAAGGCATCATCGAGAGTCTTGGAGCCCAGCTTGTTGGCCGCGGCCTGAAGCACCTCGGAAACGCCGGTCGCCTGATCCTGCCACAGACGGAACTTGAACATGATTTTCTTGCGGGTCTCGCCAGGAGTCGTCGCGCCGGCCGTCTTGCTGTAGCTTTCCTTGATGTTGTCGTTGAGGTCAGCAACCGTGGTGTTCTCCGCGAGGGCGATCAGTTCTTCCGCGTTCTCTTCCGTCATCACGGCGGCGATCTTCGAGCACTTGGTCCACCCGAGTTCCTGAACCTTGGTGGCGTCGATGCCGTACAGGTTGAACTTGTAGTAGATATCGAGCAGGTACATCGCCTTGCGATACTCGATATTGAGGTGCTCCTTGACGTAGAGAGCGAAGCCGCCGTTTTCCTTGTACTTCTCGTCCAGGTCCTGATACGCCTTGGTGGACCGCACGTGGTAGAGGACGCCGCCGATACGGTAGTCGAGTGCCGCACCTTCCGCGCAAAGCTCAGCGGCCAAGTCCAGAAGGTCCTCGCTCTCGTTGATGAGAGCAAGCATTTCAGCGTCTTCCTCGGCCAGTTCCGGATACGGATCGACCTCGGCCGGCTTGGCGGCAGCGGCCAACTTACCCTTACCTGCCGGCGCAGCAACGGCCTTGCCTTTGGCCGGAGCGGCTTTCGCGCCAGCCTTGGTTGCGGCGGGCTTCGCAGCGGCGGTGGTCTTGGCTGCCGGCTTAGCGGCGGCAGTCTTGGCCGCAGGTTTGGCGGCAACGGCGGGGTTGGCGGCAACGGCGGGTT